CCGACGTCAAGGTCGAAACCGTTCTCACCTACATTCCGCAGTGAATTGTACATGTACGTCCACTGCCAGGACTCTGGTGAAATACCCACACAACTTTGGAAGCGTCCGTCTGCTGCAAGATGTAATTTTGCTTCTAAATTTAGATGGTATCTTCTGAAAAGTAGTGTTAGGATCATACCCAAAACGTGTACTGCCCTTGTCTTGTGTAACTTGACAATAGGGCGAAGCTCGTCCTTAGCAAAGATATAATTGCTAGCTTTGGGGTACACGCCTCGCTTTATTTGGATATCAGCATCCCAAAAGTCACGAATGACTTGAGGGTCCAAATAATCTATCTCTCCTTCTTCGTTATATCTGATCCAATCCTTCTTTCCTGGAAGTACCTTGTTCAAAACGTATGGTAATCCTGGCGAAGTGTTCAAATTTAGGGGAGTATAGCCGGGCTCCGGATTTCCACGGATTGTGCGCTCGAGATCGAGAACACTCAACCGGGGATACTGGAGGGTGTCTTGGATGTACTTAGTGACCGCCTCCGTGGATTCATCCAGCTCTAACTGGTCCAACGGGGACATTTCATCACGCACGAACTTGTTAATGCCGTGCCGCATGGGATGAACGTCACTTGGTAATCGCTTATCGTTTGGTGTCAGGGCTGCGGGTTCCAAAGGACACTCAAAGTGCGCTGCGATAGGTGTTTTCTGGAAATCACTTTTCGTAGATGCACCACAAACTGCTGATTTTGGTAAAATGCCAATCACGTCAGCCTCCTCGAGATAGAGTGAAGAGGTGGGTGTGGCTTGAATGACCTCAAATGCTGGTCCCTCCATAACGGTATTCATACGGGACACTTCGAGGAGAATGTTATCAATTTCCTCTTTGGTGACAATAGTAGCATTTGAAGATCGGGTTCCAGTGGAAGACTGGAAACCCACAATTTTGACTGTGGATCCAAAGAGTCCACAAACGGGAGCACCAGAGACTCCAACCTGAGTTGGACCTTCCATCTCTAGTATGTGTGTGTCCGAGAACTGGCTACCATTCA